GAAACCTTCGTCATCTAAACCATCAGAGATAAATCCAAATGGTGCCATATCTTGTTCAATCTGTTCTTTCTGATCCTCGTAAATTCTTTTACGAACATCATTGTCCGTCATCTCTCGGAAATAATCTTGTGCAACCAACCAGGCAAAGATAACGAGACACATAGCAAGGTCATCGTGACATCCATCTTCTGCTTCCCACGATTGTTTCTTTTGAACAAATGTCGTCAGTTCTGCAATGATATCATAATCACTAGTGACTAGTTTATCTTCCTCTACAAGTGCCTTAAGGTTAGAGCATCCTGTCTTCTTGACAGCAGCAGTCATCCTCACACCCATCTGAGTTTTCTTGCCACTAAATCCTGTACCAACTTGTTGACCTGCTCTGCCTCGCATAGCACACATCAACATATTTTCGTATTCTAGATCGTATTGTAAAATTGTCGCAACCTGTTCACCAATATCATTGACCTCAACTAATACATAGGCTTGGTTATATGCATTCGCCATTTCCAAAATAATATTTGGAAACAGCATTGGTTTAATTTCATTATTCTTATATCTTGCTACCGTCTTGTACGGGAACTCCGAAATATCAAAAATAACAAAGGCAGAGTAATCATGGTCTATACCACGCGCCGTGTCAACAGTTATGATATAGTCACGATCCTTCTTTGGTTCTTCATATACCACGAGTCCCTTTCCATTGTTTTGTATTGGATCATCAAAAACAAGATTGCGTAACTTAGCAACACTGATTAGAGTATCGACAGATCCAAGGAATTCGCACTCGAACTCAACCTTGAACTGCTGCTCAGATGTGTTGGCAATAGTCTGTGCTTTCCATTCAGCATCCCTACCAGGGACCTCGGACCAGTGAACTTCTGTGGCGGTATATTCGTTCTTTCCTCTTTGTGCGTCGTGCCAATATCTATAGAAATGGTTCATGCCGTGAGGCGTTGAAACCATAATTACTTTTGTCGATTTACCTGAAGTAATAGTAGGATAAACAGAGCTAAAGAATGCTTCCGCGATGTGATTAGGGACAAAGGCGAACTCGTCGAGGAAGATGATATTAAACGACATGCCTCGGACAGCAGATGCAGATGTAGAAGCTGCCAGTATCTTACTGCCATTCTCTAGCTCCATGGAACCTTTATTCCATGACAGTATACCCTGCTGCATCCATTTGGGCAAGTTTTCGTAGGCGGTTTGTAAGCGTCCCAACAATTCTCTAGCAGTTGCTGCTTTGTTTGCTAGGATACCAATATTGACGCTATCGTTAAAGACTGCATAGTGTAAAAGGAATGCCACGCATGTAGTAGACTTACCAGTCTGTCGTGGCATCTTACAGATATTAAATCGTTGCTCGTGGAAGTTCCGAATCAACTTCTCTTGGAAGTCATACATGTTGAACGGAACAAGACCTTCATCCAGAGAGACGATCTTTACATAGTTCTTCGCAAAATATACGGGATCATTCTTACACCTCAAATACTCCTCAACATTTTCTTTGGAAAATTCTACAGGAGTATTTGCTTTTTTAAGATTAGGATTACCTAGATAGATTTCATTTTGACTCATCTTCTAGTTCTTCAAATGCTACCTTCATAATTGTATATATGTAATACCCCACGCCTGCCAGCAATATCAGCAGACTGATGACTATACTCCAGGTAACATCATTGACATCATTTAGGGGGCGAAGGAGGAGGTTCATTCCAATCAGATTTTATACCTTTATATCTAGGGTTGGTTGTTGCCTCTAGATGTACCATCTCAGATAATTCGTCAGCGCATTGACACCATTCTTTTCTTGCATCCTGTGCGCCTAATGCTTTTTTAAGAATAGACCATACCATCGGTGCCAGAGCTTACTACACTCCTTACTCTTTATGTTCAGGTGCTCCTCCCTGTACATGTTTTTTACCGAACGGTTCCCAATGTTCCCATCCATATTTATGGACAAGATGCATACCTATAATAGGAACAAATACAAGAAAGAACCCCATGACGCCAAGGCACCAAGGGGTCTGCATTACTAATCTAACAAACAGTTGAACATGATTCATTCTTCTTCGTAGTCGTAGGTTAATCGACAATCCCAGTAATGATCTTCTTCCCACTCTGGTTCATAAAGAGGACAAGGTTCCTCAAACAAATGTTCCATTCTAAGTTGTTTGATGCGCTCGTTGAGTCCTTTATAGAACTCCCTCTTTTCGTTCTTTTCCATTAGGCTGGATAATCCCATTTGGTAATTTGTCTGACTTTATGTTCAGGTCCCCATCCTCCTTTATAGATGTAAGGAACAGTACGAATTGGGCAAAAATCTCCCTCACATAGAAGATCATCTACGATCCTCCAAGATTCTAATACTTCCTCAGAATGAACAAAGTGTGATTGATCACCATTAATAGCATCATACAAAAGTTTTTCATAACCATCTACACCTAACCAATCTGGATAGCGATGGGTAAGTGTTGCTGGTTCAACGCCTTCACTCATTCCAGGAGTTTTGATGTCCATCATGATGTCAAGGTGTGCATGTGGTTGCAAACGCATAACAATACGATCATTGACCTCGCCTTGATAAAGATGCAAAGGAGGTGCTTTGAGTTTAATAACAACTTCAACGCACTGATATGGCATTTTCTTGCCTGTCATGAAGCGAAAAGGAACTCCCTCCCAACGCCAGTTATCGACATATAGAGTGCCAGCGACGGAGGTAGGAGTACTACTATGAGGATCAACGCCCTCTTCACTACGGTAGCCATCGTATTGTCCAAGAATTACATCTGTACCTAGTCTAGTCGCGGCTAAGACTTTTGTCTTCTCGCGTCTTAATTCCCTGGCATTCATACGACAGGGTGCTTCCATTGCTACCAAAGCAAGAACTTGGAGCATGTGATTCTGGAGCATATCGCGAACTGCACCAGATGTTTCATAGTATTGTGAGCGACCCTCACAACCAATAGTTTCAGTTGCAAAAATCTGAACCTCATCTATGTACTGGCGATTCCAAAGTGGTTCCAGCAGAATATTACTAAACCTAGTAGCCAGTATGTTATTGACAGTATCTTTACCGAGATAATGGTCAATGCGATATACTTGTTTCTCGCGTAAATGTCGCTCCACCACAGACTGTAGACGACCAGCAGATTTAAAATCGTACCCAAAGGGTTTTTCAATAACAACACGGGAGCGGTCTGGGTCGTCGAGGAGTCCTGTTTCTTTGAGGTTAATAACCGCGTTACCATATCTCTCGGGAGGAACCGATAAGAAATAAGTATTATCGTGGAGGTAATCAGGAAGGTGGCGGAGAGTGTCAACATTGTCCAGATCCGTAGAAATGTAATCTAGTTGATAGAAGAACTCTTCGGGATAATCCCCTAAAGAATCTTTCCATGCCTGTGCTCCAGGATCTCTTCTAGAAGATCCTGTGATAACAAAATTCTCAGGAAGAAGTTTCTTCTTCCAAAGGTTATAAAGTGCAGGAATAAGTTTCCTCTTGCAAAGGTCTCCCGTTGCTCCGAAGATAACTATGCCTTTACTAATGGGCGGTTCCGTTACCGTCATAGTCCTCCGAGTCGTAATACACAGTTTCACCCTTATATCGTCCAAATGCGAGGGTGGCACATACAAAGGGCGCTGCTGCCCATAATAAGAAGTCACCTAAAGTCATTGTCCTCCGTTAATCCTAGTGATCTCAAATAGTCTTTCCACCATTTTGGATCTTTTTCTCTTTTCCAATTGGGAACTGGTAGTCCCAACTCTGAATAATACTCGAAAAGAGCATTATCGATAGTCTGTGCGATCTCCATACTCCTCTTCTTCTTCATCAACATCTGCATACGCATCCTCCAGATAGGGTCCTCGTTTTCGTAAAGGTTCTTTTCTGACATAATCCGCTTCAGCATTTACAGCAGACATCCAAACAGCAATCTTCATCACTATGTAGATTACTACTAGAGGTATAAAGCATAAGAGAAGAGTGAATGAATAGTTCATTTTTTACCTGACATGGTGACCACCAAACATGTAACGCATACCGTTCAGAATCTTGGACCCGAAAGCCGCGAGACCGCGAGAATCAAATCTCTGATAAAGAGCGGTAGTAATAACAGGAGCGGGTACACCCAAATCCACAGCGGTATTAACAGTCCAACGACCCTCACCACTGTCGGATACACCTCCAGTGAAATCCACAAGCTCACTATTGCCGCGAAGTACATCCGCAGTAAGGTCAAGAAGCCAGCTACCAACAACGCTACCGCGCCGCCATAACTCAGCAACCTCAGCAGTATCAATGTCGTACTGATAATTTTCGGGGTCGGACATGGGAGCCACTTCGGCATCACCCTCAGCCACATAAGCTCTTCCTGCATTAGCCTCATGAAGGATATTAAAACCCTCTGCATATGCCTGCATAATGCCATACTCAACTCCATTGTGGACCATCTTTACAAAGTGCCCAGCGCCAGGTCCGCCACAGTGCAACCAACCAAACTCAGCAGAGGTTTCATGACTGAAAGGGTCTGTGCGAGAGGCAGATCCAATACCTGGGGCGAGTGCTCTAAAGATCGGAGCGCAAACGGATACTGCAGTATTTGTACCACCAACCATAAGACAGTATCCACGCTCCAAACCAAAAACTCCACCAGAAGTACCACAGTCAATATACTGGATACCCAGTTTCTCAAGACGGAGTGCTCTCCTCCTTGAATCCTTAAAATTGGAATTGCCATGATCAATAACAATATCCCCATCACTAAGTAATGGTAATAATTCATTGAGTGTTTCCTCTACTAGTTCTGCGGGAATAACAAGTTGAAAGATGCCTGGTGCTTTACCGACAATTCCGTCCTGTTCATGTACTACTTGAACAAGGCTTTCCAGAGAAGCGGCAACTCCACTGACATAACCCTTTTCAAACGCTTCTTCAGCTTTTGCATAGTTTCTCCTGTAACCCCATACTTCAATGCCTGCTTTCAGCATACGGCGAGACATGCCCTCACCCATGCGACCTAAACCAATCAATCCTACTTTCATTTGCCTTCGTTGATAAAATATTCTGGGAGGGGACAACCCTTAAAGTTATGTATTTCGTCTACAGCAAGAACAAACATAGTACAAAATCCAACACAAAATGCGAATAGCATCTGGGGGAAGTTATAGTTGCCCATGTATGCTGTAGGGTCAGGTTCATCATCGTGAGGATGAATCATTTTTGAGATCTCTAAGGATCTTTTCAATTTGTCTTCTTGTTCTGTCCCTTGCTTCGGGGTCTTCGGTTTCTTTTCTGGAGTATCCATGTTTTTGGTGGTAGATAAAATGTCCTTGACACATCATAGTTACTCCAAAAACAAATAGGAGTACTACACCTATCCAATCTATAATGTGATTTTCAACCATGGGAATATCGGATCGATTACTCCGATGAGCCGTAAGAGACCTTCAGCAAAAAGAGCAAGAACAACCCAACCGACACACAT